TTGAACTAAATGCAGGAAGGTTGTTTATGTAATTGGGCGTGTTACTCAGTCTCTTCACGCCAAAATTCGTCCGAATCTTCCGACGTACTATGTTCTCGTGGGCTAAAACTATACGGCCCCACTTCCTCAGCGAAAGAGAGAATCGAACACATGTACGATAAGAAATTCTGGGAATCCGCAGCCGAACGAGCAATCAAAACTTTTGCCCAAGTCTTCGTGGCATTTGTCGGCTCGGATGTCGTCGGAATCTATGATATCGACTTTTCCACAGGTTTTTCCACAGCCCTTGGGGCGGCTTTGCTATCGGTCCTAACTTCGGTGGCATCGGCCCGCATGGGTAAAAATCCGGGACCGTCCCTAACGGCTGAGTCCACGCACCCCGAAACGGTGATCCTCGAAGTTGAGGTCCCTGTGGAAAAGACCAAGCCCGTCGCCAAGAAGAAGCCGCCCGTCAAGAAAGCGGCAAGCCCCAAGAAGAAGTAATGAAGAAGCCGCCGCCCGAGCTCGAAGCTCACATTGCTCGTGAGCTCGAACTTAAAGAAGATATTGACGAGTTGCTAGCTCGACTAGCGGCTCGCGATTACCGAACCAAGAGCGAGAAACGGTTCCTTTCTGACCAACTTCAACTGGTCCGGCAAGAACTCAACGAGCATCTGAGTAACCCGCCGCAACTCTGACCGGGGTAAAAATTTGAGCGATCTCGCCTTACCGGGTGAACCGGAAGAAGATGAACCGTCCGAACCCTTAGTTGAGGACGCTCTGGACCTGCGGCCCGACCTTTCGGAACTCGGCCTGCAAGAACACGAAAAAGGTATTGTAGAGGATACCTACGAGAACCGGCAAGCTTTACGGCAAGCCCAGATGAACTGGGACACGGTTTATGATCAACGGGGACGACCGACCGGGCTGATTGCGGCACGGACAAAGGAACAACTTAAGCAACGGCGTGTTCTTGCCATGCGTGAGAAAGCTCCGTTGCTAGTAGACCCGGACGATAAAAATTCAGAATACGTAACCGGCTTGGATTTACTCGTAGACGAAGCGGCGTGCAATATCACACCGCCGTGGGTTGTGAACGCAACCCGGGAGTTCATCAAAGAACAGAACAACGGTGGTCCTTCGAGCCCCCGGCGTGCTCCGAAAGCCCAACCGCATCGGTGTCGTATTATAAAGACTGACGGTATCCGTTGTCTACTTTGGTCATCGGGCCGGGTAAAAGATGACGGTCTATGCCGGGTCCACTTACGAACACAACGCAAACCCGGCGAGGATGTTGAGCGGGCCCGCAGGAAACTCATGCAAGCCGCACCGTATGCCGTCGATACTCTAGAACAACTTATGGAAACCGCTGAGTCTGAACCGGTCCGCCTCAAGGCCAGTTCGGAAATCCTTGACCGTGCCGGAGTTCGAGGCGGCATGGACATCGGCTTGGACATCGAAGTGACGGATGCCCGGAGCCCAGCGCAAATTGTTCAGGAACGGCTCGCTCGTTTGGAAGAAGGAGCGAAACGGGTCCAAGAACTGATGAACGGCGAGCAATCCGAAATCATTGATGCCGAGGTCGTCGAACCCAACGGTACGAAATTTTTACCTAACGGTGACAACGGCGAGGATAATGATGAAGATGAAGACGGCCCGGTTATCCAAACGGATGGCTTTGACGACGAGGAAATGTAACGGTGGAAGAAATCCTGAAGATCGCCGGGGCCCATGCGGCCCGACTTGAAGAAGACATCAAGTTGTGCAGAACCCGTGACGAGCATCTCCGAGTAACGGCCCGGGCTAATGAAGCGTTCGAACTTCTCAACCGTTTGGTTGCTGCGAACAACTTGAACATCAACGGCGAGCAATCATAATCGCCAATCATAGAACTCTGCGTACAGGCTTATAGTTAAGTCTGGACGGCCCGGACGTAGTAACGGCGTGCGTTTCCGACGGTTCGTCAACGGCTCGCTTTACAATAGGTAAAAGTTTGGTCGGATCGTTTACATCTGGGTCACTTAGCTCAGTAGGGCTTTTGACATCAAAACAACTTTCGCTACTTGATTTACTCGACGGCGGACTGTGACTCGACTCTGGGGTCCAACTTGCGAATAACTTCTGCGATGTCAAAGTTCCTGCGGGCCCGCTCTCTATTACCCGGCCCGCTTCTCTCCCGGGTAAAAATCCTTGACTTATATAACGGCACGCTTATATCGTCAACGGTGACGAAAGGACAGATAGTGCAAACATTTCTTCCGTACCCGGACTTCGAGGAGACGGCCCGGGTACTTGACTACAGACGGCTCGGTAAGCAACGGGTAGAGACTTGGCAGCTCATCCGTGCGCTCAACGGTGAGACGAAAGGCTGGGTGAATCATCCAGCGGCTCGCATGTGGGACGGGTACGAGTCCACGCTTGCGTACTACGGCATGGTCATCTGCGAAGAGTGGAGACGGCGTGGTTACAAGGACCAGATGCTCGAACGGCTCGCTTACGAGTGGGAACGGCTGGGTAAAAATCTTGTGATGCCGCCGTGGATGGGTAATTCCGAGTTCCACACGAGTCATCAATCGAATCTCGTGAGAAAGCTCCCGGAGCACTACTCGCCAATTTTTACTGGCGTACCTGACGATCTGGAATACGTCTGGCCAACGGTGTAGCTTTTTGCTGACGGTCGTGTATAATAGAGGCATGACCAAGCGACACGAACCCAAGCGCCAAGCGCCACGACAGCCGAGAGAGACCCTCTCGCTCTACTGTCGTGCGTCCACGTTCGCTGACAAGCGGACGAAGCGAGATCGTTCACGCTCCCAGCGTGAGCGCAACGCCATACGTCAGGCCATAAAAGAATCCTGACGCAGGATTTGCAATCCCAGCACGAGACTGGTATAATGAATCTCGTACACCAAACAAACGACGAAAGGACACCAATGAAAATCAACTGTCTCGATAGGGAGATCCTCGGAGCAGTTCTGGATATGAGGCCAGTGACTGTCTACACCAAGGATGGCGAGGTTCACGTTGGCGAGTTCCGCAACTACGCAACCAACTACGACACCTTCACCCTTGAGGATCGCGAGGGGGGACTCACCTACAAGGAGGAGATTCCGTTCGATAGCGTCCTCCGCATTCGGATCGACTGACGAGTTGCAAATCGTGCAGGATGCCGCTACAATCGAATCTGTTCAGGAAACGACGAAAGGACAACCAACAATGAAACTGGACCCCAAGGAATACTTCACCACCAACCCCACGGGGAACGTGGCACTCAAAGGAGGAGCGCCAGAGGAACTTCTGGACTATGTGCGAGAGGCGCATGGAGCCGCCTTTCCCAGCAACTGGGTATGGAGCAAGTGCGCCGAGATGTGGGGTGCCTTGTGCGAAGGGCAGGAACTCCACGAGGCCATCGATTCAGCCGTGGACATCTACTACAAGGACCTCTTCGACTGGCTCGCTGACAATCCGGAGCGTCGTAGTTTCTGCGACGAAGCAGTCGATGCCGGAATCACTCCAAACGAGGCTGACCTCGTTCGGATCATCCAAGGTGGCCAGTACTACATGATCGAGCAGATCGCTAATACGATGGAGTTGGCCTACAGGGAGCTCGTTGAGTTCGCCTGAAGTTGCAAATGGCTCACGAAGCCTGTACAATAAACCATGTCATCAAGAAACGACGAAGGGAGAAACGATGACTGAATACCAAAAGGCAGACATTCGCTACGGCGTGATCTACGCAGCGGCTGGGTGCCTACCAGACCACGAAGGCTGGCTCGGTGTCTTCGACACAGTGGACGAGGCGGAGGCCTACATCGAGGAGTGCCGCCAGTCGGGAGAGTGGGACTCGGAAGCCGAGCACAACACCTACGATTTCGACATCATGGAAATCGTCCACTTGGAAGAAGTCTGACCAAACGATCTGGGCACATCGAAAAACTGCCCACCACACATCAAACGAAGAAACGACGAAAGGGTAAAAATGCCGAACTGGGTACACAACAGACTAAGCGTCTCTGGTGGTAGCGAGCATCTCCTGCGATTTGAGCAGCAAGCAGGGATGCCACACACCGAAACGTGGAAGGAAGGATCGGTGCTAGTCGATCAGGATCTCTCGTTCTGGAACTTCAAACGGCCCGAAGATACCGAGGCGTACTTTGGAGACAACGGAATCGGCTCGAACTGGTACAGATGGAACGTTGATAACTGGGGAACCAAGTGGGACGCTTGTAACGTGGATAAGGTTCATCACGGCGTGACCTCGTTGGAATACACCTTCGATACGGCGTGGTCTCCTCCCCTTCCTGTTCTGCAGGCGATGGTGGAGCAGTTTCCTGATTTGACCTTCGAGATGCGATCCGTCGAAGAGCAGGGATGGGGCGTGGTCTACTGGGGCGAGAACGGCACGCTGGAGGAAATAGAAGGCTGGGACATCCCGGAGACTCATACCGAATGGGTAAAAAGTGACCAAGAGCATCGGTGCCCATGCCAATGGAGCAACTCGTGGTCAGATTGGTACGACGACTGCCCTCGGCGTGGAAATCCGCTAACGGTGGAAGAAGCAGACATTCTCGAAGACATAATCGAGTCGTTCTGAACAAGGAGGTAAAAATGAGCGACGGCACGGTAAGAACCCTTAGTTACTTCGCTAAGGATGGAAACTACGGAGACGCTTCGGGGATGATGGTCCTCGAAACGACAAACTGGGACGAGTTGGACTGGCAGATCATCGAAGCAGCAAGCGACGGTGATCGTCCGATGGTCGCACGGTTGCTGACGGAGAGTTACGAACCGAACGCAGATGCTGACTTCATCTCATCGAAGCTCGAAGAGCTCGGACTCGGACACCTCATCAAAGGGTAAAAATCGCGGGGGGTTTCTTCGTCGTTTCCCCCTGTGCGAACCGACCTGAGCATGTCGTGACAAAACTGCTCACCCACCCCTCGGGGTAAAAACGACAGAAAGAAAATGAGACACGATTTGCTTTCCGAGCAGGAAGGCGTTACCATTGGAGACCTATGGATACCACCACATACACCACAGCAACATCAGCCCCGAGTTCCACGGAACTCCTGACCATCACCGAGACTGCCGCCCAGTTGGGCGTGAGCAAGCAGACCATCCGACGCTACGTCAAAGATGGGATGCTCTCGATCCTTCGGGATGAGCGTCTCGAAATCGACTTCGTTCGCAAGAGCGACGTTGACAACTTCACTCGCCCTCAGCGCCCTTCGCCCCTCAAGGCGCAGCCAGCTCCCGAGGGTTACGTCACCTGCAAGGAGTTCGCTGAGAAGTTCGGCGTGACCACTGCGACGATCAATCGCTGGCGACAGATTGGGATGATCCCTGCCGAGGCATGGGTCCGCTCCACGAGTGGCTTCATCACCGAGGTTGGAGCCGCCTTCTTCTACTCGAAGGAGTTCGTGGACACCTTCATCCCTCCTTCCTCCATGCAGATGCGAAGCACCTCGATCGGGATGCGAGTGCGCCTTCCCAAGACCCCGAAGGGTTTCCTCAACGTGAAGGAGTTCGCTGCTCTCGCCAAGGTGAAGGATGCGACTGCCGCCTATTGGATGGCGATTGGGCGAGTCAGCCCTGTCGTGATCGATGGCGTTGTCCTCGTGAAGATGGATGAGGCTTCGGAGTTCCTCAGCAACAAGTGAACCAGTGACCTGAGCAAGTCCCAAAAAGGCTCACCACACCTGCCCCAAAAAGAAATCTTCGGAAGGAGTTGCAAAAGGGTGCAGGATGATGGTAGACATTAAGCAATGCCAGATAGGCAGGAAACGAAACGACGAAAGGATAACGAAATGGGAGATCGAGCAGTAGTTGGAATCAAGGAGCGCACCGACGCTCCGACCCTCTACGTCTACCTCCACTGGGCAGGAAGCGTGCAGGACGAACTGCTCGCCATTGCGCTGGAGAAGGCGATGCCCCGAATCCTGATGAAGGATGGAGCCTACGCCCAGCGAATCATCGTCTCGCAGATGGTGGGCGACCAGTGGGACAGCGAACTGGGCGCAGGCCTCTACGTTGGAGGCACGTGGCACGGAGGTGACTACGACACGCTCAAGATCGTAGACATTGAGCGACAGGTCGTGATGACTTGTGCCATGTCCGACAGCGACGATGTTCGCTACGAGGTGGACATTGAGACCTTCCTCGCCAACGTCAGGCGACGAGCGAACGCCTAAAAAGAATCTGGCGCAGGGGTTGCAAACACGCAGCCCCTGCGCTACAATAAACACCCAACACAAAACAACGACGAAAGGACACCCAAATGATGAACCCAACCAACGACCTGCAGGGGGTGGGACTCTATGCAGAGTTCCGCAAGCCCAACGCCACCCTCCAAATCTTCATCACCCCCGATGGATATGACGAGGCAGGGAGCATCGTGACTGCACACGCCTACCGGAGAACTGTCACCCCATGGTCACCCAAGAAGCAGTGGAGGTCATCGAGCCTTCGCATCACTCACAGGATGGGTGAGGTCCGAGGCTATGGAGGCGAGTTGAGCGCCTACGAACTGGAGAAGATCGCATCGAAGCGACTCGCTCCACTGAGCAGCCTTTTCGAGAACCTCATCAAGCAGGGATGGAGCGTTGAGAAAGAGCCCTTCTTCATCGAGTGCTCGAAGAAGGATCTGACTGACGTTCGCATGGCGAAGACCCCTGCGAAGTTGATGTACCGAATCAACCAGACTCGCAAAGCCATGGGCTTCCCCGAGTCACTCATTCCCGAGACACTCTGACACCCAACAACGACGAAAGGACACCCCAAAATGACAAGCGTACTTGGAACCCTGACCAGCGAGCAGTTCGAGAGCATGACTCCGAACTTCTGGCAGTCACTCATCGAGGTCGTGACACAGGCAGACTTCGATGACAATAGAAAGTCACTCGCAGCGAAGGTAGCGCCGACTGGTCGCTACGTTCCCCGAGCGAGTGGCGACGAGCGCAAGCCTCGCAAGAAGAGCACGACCCACGAGGTCACTGTCGAATCGCTGGAAGGCGAGGAGGCATACGTTCGCCCAAATGGTGATAACTACTATGGGCGCAAGTGGGGAGAGCACGCCGATGTGGAAGTTCTCCGAAAGGCTCGCGAGGCCACGATGGAGGTCTTCGCTGGTGCGAAGGGCTCGCCCATGTTCACCCTCCTCTATGGAAGCCCCGGCTGTGGCAAGACTGCACTGGTCGAAGCAGCCTTTGGTGAGGATGTCTACACCCTCATGGGCACTGGCGACACCGAGGTTGCCGACATGGTGGGAGGCTATGTCCAGACTCCGAGCGGAGGTTTTGAGTGGGTCGATGGTGACCTGCTCAGAGCTGCCGAGGAGGGCAAGGTCTACTTCATCGACGAGATTGGTCTCATTGACCCCAAGGTGCTCTCGCTGGTCTATGGGCTCATGGATGGGCGCAGGGAGTTGACTGTCACTGCCAACCCCGAGCGAGGGACTGTGCGAGCGAAGGAGGGCTTCTACGTCGTCGCTGCGACGAACCCCAACGCTCCTGGAGTTCGCCTTTCCGAGGCGCTCCTGTCACGCTTCACTGTGCAGGCAGAGATGGGTACCGACTGGAGCCTCGCTCGCAAGATGGGTGTGCCGACTCCCCTCGTCACAGCGTCACAAAACCTCAGCAAGAAGCAGAGCGCTGGCGAGACTTCGTGGGCACCACAGATGAGAGAGATGCTCGCCTTCCGAGACATCGCTGAGAAGTTCGGGACGAACTTCGCAATAGCGAACCTGCTCGCTGCTTCCCCCGAGATGGACAGGCCTGTTGTTGCCGATGTCCTCACGAGGGTCTATGGCGAGGAGCACAAGCCAGCGAGGATCTAACAGGTCGGGGGAGGGGGGTCGATGGGTGTCCTCCCCCCTCCCCTCTTTCGCAGGAAGAAGTTGCAAAACACCCAGCGAACGAGTTACAATAAACTCACCCCAAGGACAGGGGAGAAAGAGGGAAAGACATGGCACACCTAACTAACAAAGCAACGAGAGCAGAGGCGACACCCCCCGAGTGGCTGGGCGTTGGCAGCGCTATTGGCAGACTCGCTAACGAGTGGTCTGGTCGTGGCGACCTTGTTGGGTACGTTGGCACGAACGCAGGGCATGGAGCTCCAGCGTGCTACAACCCCAGCCTCTCCGAGATCGAGGTAGACACCTCCATCGCCTTCGGCGCAGGGGTCACCCCTGCGATGGTGGGCGACATGACAGAGCGCAGTCAGCAGTACGAGTTCCCGAAGGCGACTGGTGCGATCATGCACGAGGCCTTTCATGCGAAGTTCTCGAAGTGGGACATCCCTGCAGCGCAGAAGGCTCTCAAGAAGGACGAGTTCACAGCGCTCATGTGGCTGGAGGAGTCTCGCATTGAGGCCCATGGTCTTCGGGACATGCCGAAGGCGAGGCCCTTCCTCAAGGCGTGCGCCTTGGACATTGTGATTGGCGAGGCCAAGGAGACCTTCGAGGAACACTCAAACACGATGTCCTGCGCCTTCTTCGTGGCGACTGTTCACGCTCGCATCGATGCAGGAGTGTTGGACTACGAGGATGTGGAGCAACTCGTTGAGAACGTGAACGAGTACCTTGGCGATGACGTTGTTGGGAAGTTGCGAGAGATCGCTCGCAAGTTTCAGGACTACAAGATGCACGCCATCGCAGACCCTGTGCTCTACGACCTTGCTCGTGAGTGGGCCGAGATCGTTCGGGAGGTCGCTGTAGAGAATGGCGACGCTTCCCCCGAGGGCGAAGGTG